TTTTCATTTTCTTTATCTTTGAAATAGCTTTAGTTATTTTAGATAAAGGAATTTTTTCTCCGTCTTTAATTTTAAGTCTTTTTCTTACAGTACCTTGTTTTAAATTGCCTTTTTTCTTACCTTTGGCAGCCATTTTTTCATAGGTGTCACCTTCATTTTTAGCCATTTTAGTAGCAGTAGCTATTTTAACTGCTTTCCAATCTTTACCGTAACGTTTTTTAAACTCTTTATCTGGTAAATCTTGTGCTATTTTTTCTTCTTTATCTGAAAGATCTCTTTCGTACATACTTCTAAAAGGAAAATTTCTCCTACTATATTTGTAATTATTTGGAACAGGTTTTTTTGGATTAGGATCATTTGTTTTAGCAAAATCATAATATTTGTCTCTAGGATCATATAAATCTTCTTTTAAACCTGTTACTATATCCCAAGCTTCGTTTTTTTGTTTATCTGATAAATGTTCTGGTAAAGAATATTGAAATAAAGCTTTATCATCCATTTTAATAAAACCTCTCATTTCAGTTCCTGACACACCTCCTGCTTGTGGTGGTACTAATTTTGTTTCAAATGTAATTCCTTTAGGTTCAGCAAATTTAGGTATATTTTTAAAACGAGTATCACTAACATCTTTTTCACCCATTCCCAAAAATACTGTAGATCCTTCAGGTGCTTCTTGTTCAATAAAATCATAAACATCTCTTACTGGGGAAACTCCTGCTGGTCTAACTTCTAATCCTGAATCATTTTGGGTGTAAAGTTTCCATAATTCAAGAGACATAGCTTGTGTAATACCATCTCTTTCTTTTGGTCCCACAAAAATTATAGTAGTATCTGCATTTGTGTTAGCAGATAACCATTTAGCCATGTTATAATGGCCTGCGTGAGGGGGCTTAAACCCACCAGGTAAAAGTGCGATTTTTGACATTAACTATACAGTTTATTATAAATATAAAATTCTATGAGAAAGCCATTCTCTTCTTCATTAACACAGAAGTAGTTAATTCTACTGCATTATGAAGTAATTTCGTAAATTGTTTAAAACCAAGTTCAGATGGGTCTTTATCCCCCATTTCTATAAGATAAACTTGTTTTCCATAAGACATAAATGTTTCAGCATGATTAAAAGCGTCTTTTAAAGCGTCCTCATCTAAAGCAAGATATATTTTTTCTACATTACTTTTAATAATTTTTTTCATTAATGTTGTAGATAATTTTTTTCCAAATAAAGGAATTGCATTACGTTTTATAGCCATAGCATCGAATGCGCCTTCACATAAAATCACGGGTAAATCCCAGTTTATATACATTTCAAATCCAATTATGTCCTTGGTACTGGAAGCCAACTTATGTTTAATATATGCGTTTTTATCAAATGAACGACCTACATAATAATTTAAAAAACCATCTTTATCATATGAAGGTATTACAACCATATTTTTTAAGGGACCTTGTTCACAATAATGTAAATCATATTTAACTACGTCTTGTTGGGTTATTCCTCTTTGATCTAAATAATGTAAGGCATGTTTTGATAATATCGCTGAAGACGACATTATAGGCGTTACTCCCTGAGGAAATTGCAAGGTATTAATGTCTACTTTTTGTTTAACTTTTTGTTTAAAATTGTATTGTTGATCGATTTCTTTTAAAGCACTGTATGCTGCTGTAGGTGCTTTGGCTTTTTTAAGTAATTGAAAAGCTCTATGACCTTTATAATTACAAACCCAACATTGGAATTTTTGAGACGCTAAATTAAATGTTAATTTTTTCTTATGATGATTACAAGATGGGCAATTAAATACAGCTTCATCTCCTCCACGAGCAGATTTACTTCTTCCTAAAATTGATTCTAATAATTTTTTTAATAAATCTTCTTTCATCTAAAATCCTTGTCATAAAATTTACCTAATATATTATCATTAAGGTATTTTTTATCTTCTAAAACTTCTAACACAAATTGATATTTACATTCTAAGTATGTAAGTTCCTTTTTGTTAAAAGCCACTTGTAGGATTTTTCTTTCTAAATCTTCTTTATTTGCTTCTTTTAAAAAACTGTGTGAGCCATAGTAAGTTTTCCAATCGCTTTCCTTTAATACTCTTTTATATACTGGAGGACGACCTTTCCCTTCCCAAAGTGCTTTTTCTTTTTTGCCTAATTTTTTCTTTAAATTATAAATTAAAGATTTTTTACCAATGTACTTTTTTCCAGTTGGTAAATGAGTTGTTTGATAAATAAAACCGAACGCTCCTTCAGGGAGGTCAACGATTTCATTAATTTGATTGCTTAAGTAATACCACATAATGGTGAATGTATAAAAAGAATTTTAGGTATCCCAGCGAAGTACGAAAGTTGTGTCAGTTTCGTTAGAAGTTCTAACTGGTTGACCAAGTTTACCAACTACTAATAATTCGTTTTCTTCATTATATAAACCAACTGTTGTAACATAAGGTTTAAATAATGAACCTGTTGCAAAATCAGCTAATTCATGTGAATCTTGAGTTCTAATTTTTCTTGCTGAAATATTTAATGTGTCATTAAATTCATATTCATCTACTGTACATTTATATTCATTTTCATAAATTAAATGTGAACCTTGGAATTGAATTTTATAAGATCCATCATTTGGTTGAAGGATACCACTTAAATTAAGTCTTGCAAAAGTTCTATTATCAAATCCTCCTTGAAGAGTTCCAGTACCTGAAGATGCAATATACACATATCTTCCATTTCTAGAAAATCTTAAGCCCTGAAGGGCTACTCCATCATCATATGTCTGAGTACCTGGAGTAGTATCATTACGTAAATCCATTTGTTCTAATATTCCTCCTGATTCTGCTAAAGGTTTTGATTGTCTATATTTAGCTGAAGATATATCCCATGGTACTTTTAATCTAAATTCCCATATTCTAGGACCTTGTCGTAAAAGAACAGGATCAGAAATAGCAACACCAGGAATCCAACCATTATTAGGGTCTCCAATAGTTCCCCACCCTCCAACAGCAAAACGAAATCCTAAAGGTTGAGATATGCTAGTCATTCTACTCATTAAATACATTCTAGTTCCTCTTTTATTAAAAGTTATACTTTCAACATTTAAAGGAGCTCCTTCAGGAGTAACTAAATCTAATAAATCTAATACTCTTCCTGCATGTCCTACATATTCTGGAGTTATTGCATTTGCAAGAGCACTATCTGATGTAATTCCTGATTCATTAGCAAGTTCAAAAACTGTTGGTTTTTTAACAGTAGATATATCAAAAGCTGTTAATAAATTATGTTCTAATATTGTGTAGGATGATTGTATTGGATTACTAAGATTACTGTATCTAGAAGGACCAAATTCAGAATTATGGAAATCACCAGCATCCCATCTTAATCTATCATTTGAATGTACTGTAAAAAATTGTGTACCATCTTCTGAAAAAGAGAATGCTTTTGGGTTTATTCCCCCCCATCGTTTATAAGCTTGACCAGACCATATATTATCATCATATTTTGCATTATATTTAATGTATGTTGTATCACATATTTTAGATTCTTCTAATAATAAAGAACTAGTTCCACTAGGATTAGCTTTATTAACTTTTGATCCACTAGATATATCAAATTTAGTGTCAATAGGTATTTGAACTATTCCTCCACGAACATGGTGTTTATTTAACTGATACTGACTGTAAGCACCATTAGCTGCATTTAATTCAGCCATAGTAGGATGTTCTGATGACGATAAATTACTATATCCTGTCCCCACAAAATATAAAGATGTTCCTGAAGGGTGGAATTTTATGTCTTTTGGATTCATCCATAAGTAAGGAAGAGAAGAAGATATAACAGCGTATGTTTTTTCTGCAGCGGCAGCATTATCTATAGATGAAGTAGCTGAGTATAAATCAAAAGGTGTACTCATATTAAATTGATAAAGATGAGTAGGGAATTTATGTTTTTGATTAGGATTAGGTGATCCTCCTGCATTTTGGTTAGCTCCAAAATATTTTGTTCCATCTCTTTTAATATCAAATCCGTTTTGAAAAGTTAAGGGAAGTGTTGGATCAACTTGAGTGTAAGTATATTGTTGAATTCTTTGATCAATAGTATTAGATCCATTAAAATTAAAAGGTTTTATGTTTATAGAAGGAACATCTATATTTTGTATTGTTGGTTTTGTAAGTACTACAAAACCGTTTTGATAAAATACATTTCCTATATATGGAGAAGCATCTATACTTGATGATATATTTTTAATAGAAGCTGTATTAAAATTATTATTATATATATTTATACAACTTAAAGATCCATTAAAAAATCCTGTGTCTTTTAATGTATTATTACCATCTTTTTTACTTAAAATACCTTTTGAACCTATATATAAATTAGCTAAATTTCTTGTTTCTTCCAAACTACTATCAGAAGCTTCTACAATTTTATTTCCATCTACATATATTTCCATTATAGATGATGATTTCTGACATAAAACATGATGTTGTTCAGGATGATTAGAAGAACCTGTTAGAATACTGCTTATAGTTATCGTGTTTTTTCCGTCTGATCTTGCAAAATATAAAGATTGGCTTTGCATATAAATTTCAAATGGAAATTGAGGTTGAGATAATGTGTCTAAAGGTTGAGAAGAACCCGATTTTGCAGTATTCTTAATTGTTTGGGTTCCTGGATTTAAATCACTTGGAGATACTGTTTGTGTTCCACTTTTACATATAATATATCGTTTTGCTTCATCATATCCAATATATTGATTACTTATTCCTATTGGAATTTTTCTTACAGGTAAAAAAGTTGATATAGCTGGATTAGGAGCACTAGGTAAGTTTTTATTTGATACTCCCCCAATAATTGAACCTGAAGTATAATTGACAAAGTAATTTATGGAAGGGGTTGAAGCTTCTGTAGATGTTAATAATTTACCTGTAACTTGATCTAAACTAAGAGAATTATCTAAATTTGTAAATAGAGGATTAGTTGTTAAATCAGGATTAAAGATTTTTAAATTAGTGTCAGCTGAATGAATTTCTGTTAGTGTAGGAATATACCAATCAGTGTATCCATTATGACTAAAATTACTCATAAAATTACCTAAAAGTCCAGGAGCATTTGAATCTGCATTTGTCATGTTTACGAGTTGTTGCTGACCATCTCC